GAAAAAGCTTTTGAGATGTACAACATTTGGGAGCCGGACACTTGTATCATTGAGGCTAAGGCTGCTGGCTCTCCGCTGATCTTTGAAATGAGGAGAATGGGTGTACCTGTACAGGAATACACGCCGGTTCGTGGAAATGATAAGTTTGTTCGTATAAACTCCGTGACGGATCTCTTTAGGTCGGGTAAAGTATGGGCTCCGGATACTCGGTGGGCGCATGAATTGATTGAGCAGATGGCGGCTTTCCCTAATGCGGCTCACGATGACTTGGTAGACTCAAGCACACAGGCTTTAATTCGTTTTAGACAGGGCGGTTTTTTGAGGTTAAACACTGATGAAGAAGAAGAGCAGGTTTACCGCCGAAAAGTTGCATATTATTGAGGGCTGAAATGGAATACGATCCGCTTTTTAAATTGCCTACTGGTGTAGATGACATTGAATCTGTTTTTAAAACGGCTCGCGGCTCTACCTATGCTCACCATGGAGATAGAACAACTACGGGAAATAGGGAGCCGTCTAACCAAAAAGGCACTGGGGCCAAAATTCAAAACCGTTCCGGAAAAACCATCTACATGGATCCCAAACACGTTAATCAAGTGGCGGGGCTTTTTCAAAATACAGAAATGGCTACGAAATTTGTGCCAATTCTTGAAAACGGAAAAGAAACTGGAAAAGTTGCCTTGCAATTAACGGAAGATTACGGTCCTAAAAAAGCCGGTACTACATTAGTGCAAGTACCCTATACAACCAAACCCGCAGTTGGATTAAACCCCGTAGAAATTTGGGGAAGTCAAAGCCCTGTAGGATCTAGCGGAGGCAACATCCATTTTGGCAATGCTATTACAGAGGTTCACCCTAAGCCGTCTAGACTTGGCGGAAAACTTGGAGCGGCTGCCGCTTTGCTAGGTGGGACTGGTGCCGCAAATGCCGGCGAATATCGTAAAGCAGCTGGTGATGTGGCGGAGGCGCTTTTGCCTATAGGTCTTACGCCAACTGAACTTATGTCTAACGAAATGAGTGAGTTAGCGGCGCGCAGAAAGATGGCTCCCACAATTGATAAACAAAAAGGCGGCTCTGTAAAGATGCCCGACAGTTACACTACCGGTAGCTGGAAACTTATTTAAGGACACATATGGCTATTGATAAGGCACTGTACCAAGCACCACAAGGATTAGATGCCTTGGCGGAACTTCCAGGAATTGAAATTGAGATGGAGCCCGAGATTGAAATCACTGAGCTAGAGATTGCTATTGGCCCAGAAAAATTAGAAGGCGGCGATGAGTTTGATTCTAATTTGGCTGAGTACTTGGATGAGAGTGCTCTAGAAACTCTAGCCAGTGAGTTGACCAGTGACTTTGATGATGACATTGGTAGCCGCAAAGACTGGATGCAGACCTATGTAGATGGTCTTGAGCTTCTAGGTATGAAGATCGAAGAACGTACAGAACCTTGGGAAGGTGCATGCGGCGTGTATCACCCGCTATTGTCCGAGGCTCTGGTTAAGTTCCAAGCTGAAACCATGATGAGTAGCTTTCCAGCCGCTGGGCCGGTGAAGACTCAGATCATTGGCAAAGAAACACCAGAGAAGAAAGCTTCTGCTGTCCGTGTCCAAGAGGACATGAACTATCAGTTGACAGATGTAATGACTGAGTTCCGTCCTGAGCATGAGCGCATGCTGTGGGGCTTGGGTTTGTCTGGTAATGCGTTTAAAAAGGTCTATTACGATCCGCACATTGAGCGTCAGATCTCCTTGTTTGTGCCGGCAGAAGACTTGGTTGTGCCTTATGGCGCTAGTAACTTAGAGACGGCTGAGCGTGTTACCCATGTAATGCGTAAGACCGAGAATGAGTTACGCCGCTTGCAGGTAGCCGGCTTCTATCGAGACATTGATCTGGGTGATCCTGAGAATGTGCTGGATGAAGTAGAAAAAAAGATTGCGGAGAAGATGGGCTTTAGAGCCACGACTGACAGCCGCTATAAACTTCTTGAGATGAGCGTAGATTTAGATCTTCCAGGATTTGAGCATGAGGAAGATGGAGAGCCTACAGGTATTAAATTACCGTACATCGTTACCATTGAAAAAGGTTCAAGCAAAGTTTTGGCCGTGCGCCGCAATTGGAATCCTGATGATGAAACCTGCCAAAAACGCCAGCACTATGTCCATTATGGCTACGTTCCGGGATTTGGTTTTTACTGCTTTGGCCTCATCCACCTCATTGGGGCTTTTGCTAAGTCAGGCACTTCTCTTATTCGTCAGCTTGTCGATGCTGGTACTTTAAGCAATTTACCTGGCGGCTTTAAAGCTCGCGGCCTGCGTGTCAAGGGAGACGATACGCCTATTTCTCCAGGCGAGTGGAGAGATGTGGATGTGCCTAGCGGAACTATCCGCGACAACTTATTACCACTTCCATACAAAGAACCTAGCCAAACACTAATGGCTTTGCTGGGTCAGATTGTGGACGAAGGTCGCCGCTTTGCTAATACGGCTGACTTGCAGATTAGCGATATGTCGGCCAATGCTCCGGTTGGAACTACACTGGCCATCCTTGAGCGAACGTTAAAAGTAATGAGTGCCGTTCAGGCGCGCGTTCACTATGCAATGAAGCAAGAGTTAAAGCTCTTGAAAGATATTATTGCAGCGTATACGCCTGAAGAATACGACTATCAGCCTACCGAGGGTTCACGTAGAGCTAAGCGTAGTGACTACGATGATGTGTATGTTATTCCGGTCAGCGATCCTAATGCGTCTACTATGGCGCAGAAGATTGTGCAGTACCAAGCGGTAATGCAGCTGGCTCAGCAATCACCTCAGATCTACAACATGCCGCTCTTGCATCGTCAGATGTTAGAAGTATTGGGTATCAAAGAAGCATCTAAGCTTGTTCCTATGGAAGAAGACCAGAAGCCTACAGATCCAGTATCTGAGAACCAGAATGTATTGATGATGAAGCCGGTCAAGGCGTTTATGTATCAAGACCATCAGGCTCACATCATGGTTCACATGTCGGCCATGCAAGATCCTAAGATCATGTCTTTGCTTAAAAACAACCCCATGGCTCAGCAGTTGCAAGCTGCGATGATGGCGCACATTAATGAGCACTTGGGCTTTGAGTACCGCAAACAGATTGAATTGCAGTTGGGTATGAGCTTGCCGCCTCAGAAGGACGAGTCTGGCGAAGATATCAACATGGATCCAGAAGTCGAAGCACGTTTGGCGCCCTTGTTGGCACAGGCTTCACAGCGTTTACTTGCAACCAATCAACAGCAGGCGGCTCAACAGCAAGCCCAGCAGCAGGCTCAAGATCCAATGGTTCAGTTGCAACAACAAGAGTTGCAGATCAAGATGGCCGAGCAACAACGCAAAGTTGCAAAAGACGCAACCGATGCTCAGCTCAAACAAGAGCAGTTAACTATCGAAGCTCAGCGCCAGCAGATTGAAGCGGCAAGAGCCATGGCTCAAATGGAAAACACTAAACAGTCGCACTTGCTTGATAAGAGTGTTGAAGTCTTGACTCACCTGTCAAGCGCACACCAAAACAAATCAAGCCAAGAGCGCGGCATGAGTCAAACTTCTCAACAAACTAAGGAAGAATGATGGACATAATTGAAGTACTGGTGAAGCAATCTGACGAGAAGGTTGCTCAACTCAGAGACTACTTGGCCGAGGGCCGAGCAGAAAACTTTGAGGAGTACAAGAAACTCTGCGGTGAGATCAAGGGTCTACTCACTGTGCGAGGATATGCACTAGACCTGCAACAAACCATGGAGAAAATGGATGACTAGTTCCATCCTGTTGGCTACAGACGCCAGCAACCCGCAAGTAGTCGGGTCTTATAACTTTGCTGCAACCGCAGAGGAAAAAGGCAAACTATTACCTAAGCCATCTGGCTATCGAATTCTTTGTGCCATCCCAGAGGCGGAGAAAGAGTTTGAAGATAGTGAGATTGGTTTAATTAAAGCAGACGAAACCATGCGCAACGAAGAGACACTCACAACTGTCTTGTTTGTTGTTGATATGGGCCCAGACTGCTACAAAGACCCTGCACGCTTTCCAAATGGCGCGTATTGTCAAAAAGGCGATTTCGTTCTTGTGCGTCCTCATGCGGGTACCCGTCTGGTGATTCATGGTCGAGAGTTCCGCATCATTAACGATGACTCCGTAGAGGGTACTGTTGATGATCCCCGTGGTATTAAACGCAAATAAAGGAGTACAAAATGCCTGAATTTGATAATGAAGAATTTAAATTTCCAGACGAAGCGGCAGAAAAAAACAAACCCGAGGCGAAAGAGCCCGAGTTTGAGATTGAAATAGAAGACGATACGCCGGCTCAAGACCGTGGCCGCCAGCCTATGCCAAAGCCTTTGGTTGATGAGCTGGAAAAAGATGAGCTTGATAAGTATGACGATGAGGTCAAAACTAAACTCAAGCAAATGCGTAAGGTCTGGCATGACGAGCGCCGTGAGAAAGAATTAGCATTACGTGAGCAACAAGAGGCTATAAACGTAGCCCAGCGCTTGTTGCAAGAAAACAAACGTATTAAAACTATTCTTACTAATGGTGAGAAAGAGTACATTGCCACTGTGCAGAATTCTGCCAACATGGAATTAGAAATGGCCAAGCGCGCATACCGCGAGGCATATGATTCTGGCGATACTGACAAGATGATTGAGGCTCAGCAGTCTTTGCAGAACGTCAATTACAAGTTAATGCAGATTAAAAACTTTAAGTTACCCCCTTTACAAGAAGAGGAATTTGAAGTACAACCGCGTCAAGAGCAACGACAACCTGTTCCTAAGCCCGACAATAAGGCTGAAGATTGGCAAGCCCGAAATTCGTGGTTTGGCAAAAATAGGGGTATGACAGCTTATGCTTTAGGTGTTCATGAAGATCTAAAGGATTCTGGAGTTCCAGTTGGCTCGGATGAATATTATGGTGAATTGGACAAAACAATACGCCAACGATTTCCTGAGGTTTTCCAAAGGACGTCAAATGAATCAACGGCTAGGACTGAGCCTGCTAAGCCAAAACTTAGCACAGTAGTAGCCCCGGTAGCCCGTAGCACATCTCCAAACAAGGTGAAGCTTAAGCAGAGCCAGTTGAATACGATTAAGAAATTAGGAATTACTCCCGAACAATACGTGAAAGAGTTCCTGAAAGTGGAGGCCCAAAATGGCTGAAAAAAGACTTACAAGAGAGTTTGAAACACGCGATGTAGAGCAGCGTCCAAAGCAGTGGGCGCTTCCTGAAATATTACCTGAGCCAGACAAACAGGCTGGGTATAACTATCGCTGGGTTCGTGTCTCAACGTTAAACAATGCTGATCCCCGTAACTTATCGGCCAAACTCCGAGAAGGTTGGGAACCCGTTGCACTTGAGGAACAACCTAAATTTAAACTGTTAGCTGATCCCAATAGCCGCTACCGCGACAACATTGAGATCGGTGGATTGTTGCTTTGCAAAACACCTACTGACTTTGTTGAACAGCGTACACAACACTTCGCTAATCAAACACAAGCTCAGACAGATGCCGTAGACAACAGTTTCATGCGTCAAAGCGATGCGCGGATGCCGCTCTTCCAAGAGCGTAAATCCTCAAGTAGCTTTGGTAAAGGTACTTAAATTTAAATAGGAGTCTTAAATGGCTTATCCCACAATCGACGCCCCTTACGGCGTCAAACCGGTCAACCTGATCGGTGGACAGGTATTTGCGGGTTCTACTCGTAACCTACCTATTCAGTACAACTATGGTACAGCAATGTATTATGGTGATCTGGTTACTTTGTCTGCTGGTTATGTTGTGATTGCAACTTACCCTGTTAGCACTACCAACACTACTGTTGGCGTGTTCTTGGGTTGCTATTACACAAACCCAACAACTAAGCAACGTCAGTTCGCTCAGTACTATCCTGGCAACGTTACCGCTGGTGACATCACTGCCATCATCGGTGATGATCCTGACCAAGTGATGAAAGTCGCTGTTACTACTACCGCTGGTGGTA